TAATTCTTTGCCAACAGATGCTACATTATCGCAATTGATGACTATGAATTTTAATAACGAGCAGTCGCCTTGGTATAACGTAATAGCACCTCAAGGATTGTACTATAGGCATTATTCAAATTACATTGATAATCTTTATAATATCAAAACTCGAAACATAAAAGTAAAAGCTATTTTACCGCCAAGTTTATTATCAAAAGAATACGGAATTGCACTAAATGATAGGTTAATAATAAGTGGTAAAAGATATATTATTAATTCATTTACTACGGATTTAACGACTGGAGAAACAAACTTCGATTTAATTTCAGATTATAGAAATATAAATGCAGTCTCAACGGTTGGTTATAGATTTGCAAGTCTGAGTAATGTTCAAACAGATAAAACAGAGCAAAAAGTAAACGTGGTAATTTATAAAAATGACTACGATAGTTTTGATATAAAAGGAGCAGAAAACTATTTAACTTATACAACGAGCACGGATAATATAATTGATTTGAATTTAGAAATTGATATTCCCGAAAATTTTGGAGTTGATAGAACCGATGTAATTGGAATAGATTATTATAAAAATGGAATTTTAGAAACAACCGAATACATAACTTTTTTACAAACTGAAATATGATACAACACATAATGGAAATGCTAAAATTAGCAGAACAGTACGAACACAATGAAATTATTGCAACGGCAAAAGGGAAGTATGAATATCCAAAATCCAACTATCAACTTTTTAAGAAGTTATTAAAAATCAAATTAAATAAATAAGATATGGCAATTGAAAAGGTTATTGATTTACAAATAAAAAGCAATGCAGACCAAGCTGAAAAATCGGTTGGAAGTTTAAAAAGCCAATTAAGGGAAGCACAAGCCGAGGTTGCAACATTATCGGACAAGTTTGGAGCAACTTCACGAGAAGCGATTGAAGCAGCTAAAAAAGCAGGAGAACTTAAAGATAAAATAGGGGATGCAAAAGCATTGACTGAAGCATTTAATCCTGACGCTAAATTCAAAGCTTTGAGCGCTTCTCTGAGTGGCGTAGCGGGTGGGTTTGCAGCGGTGCAAGGTGGTATGGCTTTGTTTGGTAGTCAATCGGAGGATGTAGAAAAAACTTTATTAAAAGTGCAATCTGCAATGGCACTTTCGCAAGGTTTACAATCAATTGGAGAAAGTGTTGATTCATTTAAGCAACTTGGGGCGGTTTTAAAAAGCACTTCTGTAGTTCAAAAGGTAATGACAGCTACAACAGCAGCTTATACTTTTGTTACCGAAGCATCAACAGCGGGTTTAAAGTTGTTTAGATTGGCTTTAATTGGTACGGGCGTAGGTGCTTTAGTTGTTGGAGTTGGTTTATTGATTGCTAATTTCGATAAAGTAAAAAAGGTAATAATGAACCTTATACCGGGTTTAGCATCAGTAGGGGATTTTATAGGTGGTATAGTAGATTCTGTTACTGATTTTGTCGGAGCTACTTCGGATGCTACAAGAGCCGTTGACAAACTTAAAAAAGAAGCTGAAACAACACTTTCGGTTAATAAAAAGTTTATGCAAGAGCACGGCGACCAAGTAGATGAATATACAAAGAAAAAAATAGATGCAAAAAATGCGTATGCTGAAGCGGTAAAAGAAGACGGAGCAAATCAAACTGAATTAGCTAAAAGACTAAACAGAGAATTAGCAGAAATAGAATATTCAAGAGGAGACGAAAAAAGGAAAATTCAAAAAGAGGCAAACGAAAAAGCGAATGCGGATAAAAAAGCTGATAATGAAAAAGCAATTGAATTAGAAAAAGAAAATCAAAAAAAATATGCTGAAGAAACACAAACAGGATTACAATTATTAAATCAAGCGGTTTTAGATAATGAAGCTCAAATAAAATTAGATAAAAGTAATTTAAAAGACGAACAATTATCTTTATTACAAGAGGGTATTGATGCTGAACAAGAAATTGAAAATACAGGAAATGCAAATAAAAAATTAAGTTCAGACGAAAGAATAAATATTGCAAAAGCGGAAGCACAACAAAAAAAGGATATTCAAGATGCGGAATTTGCATTGGCTTCTGGAGCTATTAATTTTTTAAAAGAAATAGGCGGTAAAAATAAAGCAATTCAAAAAGCTGCTATTATAGCTGAAAATGCAATTGGTATTGGTAAAATGATAATTGCAAATAATACAGCTAATATAGCATCTTTAGCAACACCACAAGCAGTATTGACAAGTGGTGCAAGTGCAGTTCCCGTAATTGCAATGAATAATATTACAACAGCTTTAGGAGTAGCAACAACAATAGCAGCAACTGCAAAAGCATTGTCGGCAGTTGGCGGTGGTTCTGCTGGAGGAGCAGGAGCAACAGCACCAAAAGGTGGGGGTGCAATGGGTGGAGCACCAACAGCCCCACAATTTAACGTGGTTGGTGCAAGCGGAACTAATCAAATAGCTCAAGCAATTGGCGGACAACAACAGCAACCCGTACAAGCCTATGTAGTTGCAGGGGCGGTAACAACGGGACAAAGTTTAAATAGAAATATTATTTCAAATGCTTCAATGGGCTAAAGTTTATAACAATTAATTTAATAAACGTTTTAAAAGTATGGAGACATATAATATTGAATTTAATAAGGAAACTAACAAGGGCGTTTGGAACGTTTCTTGGGTATTAGACCCAGCAATTGTTAGTACATTTATTACTCTTTCAAATCAAAAAGAGCTAAAATTAGCTACTGTAAATGAAGAGCAACGTATTTTGATAGGACCTATATTAATTCCAGACCAATTAATATATAGAAATCAAGATGGGCACGAATTTAACATAGTTTTTTCAAAAGAAACAATTAAAGAAATTCAATTAAATTTTGCTGAAAAAGGATACCAAAACAACGCCCAAATAGAACATTCAGGGGAACAAATTGAAAACACAACTTTTGTAGAAACTTGGATAAAAGAAGATGACGTACACGATAAGAGTGTACTTTATGGTTTTGATGAACCAATAGGTACTTTATTTGGTTTACAAAAAATAAACAACGATGTAATATGGAATGAATATGTTAAAACAGGAAAAGTAAAAGGCTTTAGTATAGATGGAGTCTTTGATATGCAGAAAATTAATTTAAATAATGAACAAATGGATGTAAAAAAAATCGTGGATGCGATTAAAGAGGAGTTTGCAAAGATAAAATTATCTAGCGAACCAGAAGTACCAGCAGTTGTAGAACTTGCCACAATGAAGCTAAAAGACGGAGTAACCGTATTAGAAGCCGAAAGCTTTGAAGTAGGGCAATCGGTTTTTATCGTTGCTGAAAATGGCGACAAAGTACCAGCACCAGTTGGAGAACACGAATTGGAAGACGGAAGCGTTTTGATAATCGTTGAAGAAGGTAAAATTGCTGAAATTAAAACGGTTGAAACAGAAGTTGAAGAAGAAGTTGCAATGACAAACGCTGACCAATTTGCTGAATTAGTAAAATCAATTGTTACTTCAATGAGTACTGAAGTAGGTAAACAATTTGAAACATTAAGAGCTGAATTAAAAGCTGAAATTGCAGAAACAAAAACAAACGTTGAGGTAAAAGCTTCGACAAAATCAAAACCACAAACAAAAAACGAGCCTACAACGGCTTATGAAAGATTTAGAGAATTTAACAAACAATTTAATTAAAAAACTATGGCAGTTACTTACACAGGTGCAGTTGTACCAACAGATTACAAAGCGGATATTATAGCCGAAATTTTATTCAAAAACAAAACCGTTGAGGATGGTTTAGTAGCTTTTGAGACAGGTATTAAAGCAGGTAGAATTATTACTGAAAATATTAATTCAGTAACTATGCAAGCGTGGAGTGTTAATCCAACAGGTTCAGAAGCTGGAGCAATTGGTTTAGAAGATACAACAGTTACACCCGTAAAAGTTGAATTTATCGACAAATTTACACCAGATGATTTAAGAAGCTCACGTTTCAATAGAGATATGTCTGCAGGGGCAATCAACGACGTATCAGACGAATTTAATAGACTTGTTTTAAATGGTGTTGCGCCTTTAATTTCTAACGATGCTGAAAACAAATTCTGGAATGGAGCTACAAGTGCTACTAAAACAGCAGTTGCAGCATTAACAGCGGGAACAGGACAAACAGCAGTTGGAGCAGCAGAAAAAACTTTAGTTGCAGCGATGCCAACTACTTTGTTTGATTCTTTGACTACAAGAATGATTTATAACAAAGCATCAGTAGGGAAAAGAATTAAAGTTGCAGGAACTACTTTAACAGCCAGTAATATTGCAACAGAAATGGGATTGGTTTACAATGCTATTCCTGATGAAGTTTTGGCAAGTGCTGACAAGCCATATATCTATGCTCCAAGAAATGTTAAAAAATTCATTAACAATTTTAACAAAGCACAAACTTACAGAGATACATTTACAGTTGATTTGACAACAGGAAAATATTTCTATTTGGATGTTGAAATCGTTTTCATTCCTTTAGCTTCTAATGTGTTAATTGCAGGAGTACCGACTAACTTTATGTGGTGTACGGATTTATTAGATGACTATTCTAACATCAATATTGCACCTTATCCAGCACCAAGAAAAGATTATTTCTACGATGTAGTATTTACAATCTTTGCTCACGTGGTAAATCAAAAATTCAACGTTTTATACGTAGGATAATATTAATCAAAACCGCTTATTAATTTAAGCGGTTTTTAATAAAAAAAAATATGAGTTGTTTAATAAGCAAGGGTAAATTGTTGGCTTGTAAAGACCAACGAGGGGGAATAAAAAATATATATTTTGCAAACTATCAAGACTATTCTTTTGTAATTGCTACACACGCTGTTACAAGTTTAGGTTCTTTAGATGAAGTTTTTAAATATGAAGTAAAAGCAACTACAAATGCTTTAACTGAAACAGGTACAAGTTCCGAAGACAATGGAACTTTTTTAAATGCACAATCTTTAGCGGTAACTTTGCCTAAATTAGGTACTGACTTACAGGCTCAAGTTCAATTGATTTGTTTGGGAAGACCGTATGTGTTTATCGAAGACTACAACGGTAACGTTTTACTTGTTGGAGCAACGAATGGAACAATGGCTAACTGTACGAAAGCATCAGGTGGTGCAGGTGGGGATTTAAGCGGTTATACATTGACTATTACAGCGGAAGAGGGTAATTTGTCACCGTTCTTAGATTCTACTGCTAAAACAGCGTTACAAGCGTTAGTTTCAGATGTCGTAGTTTCTTAAATTACAATAGATTAAAATTAAAAGCTCCTTATTGGGGCTTTTTTTTGTTACAATAATTAATTAAAACGTTAACAATTATGAACATATTTAATTTAACACAACCATATAGACTTAATTGCATACCACGTTCGTATAACGATGGTGTTATTACGTTGCTTTTAAGAGACGAATTAAAGGATATAACGCATACTATTAGCGTAGATAGTATATACTACCAAAACAGCGTTTTAATGCTTAGTTTTGAGGATATAACACTAAAAGAGGGTCAATCATTTGAAGTAATAATCAACGAAAATGACCAATTAATATATAGAGGTAAAGCATACGCAACCGCACAAGCAGATTTAGAGAATTTTGAACTAAATAAAGGGGTATTAAAAGCCTAAAAAATATGGAAAAACTACAATTATTAACACTATCTAACTATATTCGACCAGAAATTAAAGAAGTTTCTGGCAAAAAGTGGGTATTAAACGGTAAAAATAACGATTTTTATAAAACAATTATAGATGCTTATAACGGTTCGCCAACCAATTCAGCAATTATAGACAGTTATTCGCAATTCATTTATGGCAAAGGATTGACTTCAACTGACAAATTATCTAAAACTTCTGAATGGGCGACTATTGTTTCTTTATTTTCAAAAAAAGACTTAAGAAAAATTTGCAAGGATTTTGAAATGTTTGGCGAAGCTTCAATAGAAATCAATTACTTAAACAATAAAATACAAAAGTGTTTCCACGTTGCTAAACAAAAGATTGCACCCGAAGTTGCTAATGAAGATGGCGACATTTCAGGGTATTATTTTAGCTATGATTTTACAAATACAAACAAATATAAACCTGAACGCTTTGATGCTTTTGGCTTTGGTTCAGGCGGTGGCGAACGTTCAGAAATTTACGTAATTAAAGATTATCAGGTCGGTCAATTCTATTATAGCAATCCAAGTTATGTAAGTGGTATTTCGTGGGCTAAAATGGAGGAAGAAATAAGTAACTATTCTATAAACCATATACAAAATGGTTTATCTTTTGGGCATATTATTAATATGAATAGCGGGGTTCAACAATCGGAAGAAATTATTATAGAAAATACACGAGCAATTAGAGACAAACTAACAGGCTCAAGTAATGCGGGTAAATTCTTTTTAAATTGGAATGACAACAAAGACAGCGCAATTACAATTGAAGCTTTAGAAGTTTCAGAAGCGCACCAACAATATATATACTTAAGTACCGAAGCAAGACAGCAACTTTGCACGTCTCACAAACTAACTTCTCCAATGTTGGTTGGAATAAAAGAAGCGAGTGGTTTTAGTTCAAATGCGGAAGAAATTAAAGTGGGTTTTGCGGAATTAATGATTAACGTTATTAAACCAAAACAAGAAATTATTTTAGACGGATTAATGGAAATTTGTGCAGTAAATGGAATTACTTTACAATTAGATTTTGAAAGTTTAAGAAGTGAAGAACCGATTTTACCAACTTCAGAAACGCCAACGGTTGCACCTATAACACAATTAGAAAATCAAAAAGTTTGTTGTTCTAACGATAATACAGACCTTACAAGTATAGCTGATGCGTTAATTGAAATGGGGGAAGTTGTAGATGAAAATGAATGGGAAGAAGTCGATGCAATACCAGTAACCGAACAATTAGAAATAAATGAAATTACTTTAAATTTGGCTAAAACATTTTCAAGTTTTCCAAACGTAAAAAGCGACCAAGATACATCACTTTTTAAAATTCGTTATTCTTACGAGGGTGCGCTTGGAGCAAAAAGAGACTTTTGCCAAAAAATGGTAAGTGCAAGTAGAACTTATCGTAAAGAGGATATTACGTTGGCCGAAACTAAAACAGTTAACAAAGGTTTTGGAGCAAATGGAGCGGATAACTATTCTATATGGTTGTATAAGGGCGGTGTTAATTGTAATCACTTTTGGATGCGTAAAATATACTTAAGAAAAAACAATACGCAACTTACAGTTAATGAAGCTAGAAAAATGATTTTAGAATTAGACCCGAAAGACCGACCAGAGGCAAAGTGGCAACAAAATGAAAATGAAGTAGCGCAAATTGCAAGTGCAAGTAATAACTTTTGGAGCTTAAAACCTAACTACCGTAAATAATGGAAACAAAACCTTTGTTGAGAGAAAATGATTTAACGAAAAATTCGTTATTGGGTGGGAATATAGATATTGACCTTTATATTCCTTGTATTAAAGACGCACAAGTTATAAGACTTGAAGAAATTTTAGGGGAAACATTATACGATAAAATTTGCTTAGACTTTGAAAACGACGATTTAACGGGTTTATATTTGACTTTGCACGAAAAGTATATCGTTCCTTTTTTAATTGCAGCAGCAGCGGTAGAATACCTTTTAATAGGCGCTTACAAAGTAAACAACAACGGTATCTTTAAAGCACAGCCAGAAAATAGCGTAGCAATCGAAAAAAATGAAGTGGATTATTTAGTAAATAATATGCGGTTAAAATCAGAAATGTATAGCGATAGGATGACAAGGTGGCTTTTATTAAATAATTTGCCTGAATGGCAACCGAACGCTACAAATGTTGTAAATCCTTTAAGTAGCAATTTGATGTTTGGGCGTTGGTTTATTGGTGAGGACAAAATTTAAAGATTATGAGAAAAACAGATAAAAGAACAATTGAAAATATTAAAAAACTTAAACAATTTATAAAAAATGGGAACATTAAACTTAACAGCCAAACGGAGCGACACATTTTACGCAGTGCCGTTTCAAATAGTAATAAATAGTATTCCTTTAGATTTAACGGGTGCTATTATTAAAATGCAAGTTCGTAAAGATTTTGGCACACCTATTGTTTTTGAACCTACAATTACAGTTTTAAATGCGGTAAATGGAGATGTGCAAATTGACGAACAAATCTTTAATGTTTGTGCAGGAATTTACAAATATGACATTGAATTTCAATTATCAAGTGGTGAAGTTAAATCTAATTGGATTAATGGAATTTTTGAAATTACTAACGATATAACAAGGTAATTATGAGTGAAATTATAGACATAAATATAACACAAATAGTTGAGGAGGTTACTATAATTGCAACCCCTACAAACTACATCGTTAATATTATTAAAAATACAGGCGGTGGCGGTGGCGTAACTTCTGTAAACGGATTGACAGGAAGTGTTGTTTTAACTATTCCTGACGAACAAGTCAATTCAGATTGGAACGCTACAAGTGGCAAAGCAGAAATATTAAATAAACCTACAATTCCAAGTTCAACTAATTTTGTGCCTTATACCGGTGCTACAAGCGATGTTAATTTAGGCGAGTTTGGTTTGCAAACAGGAAACATTGAGTTTGATTTAACACCTACAAACGCACCGACAACGGTAGGGAGTTTAGTATGGAATGATTTAGCGGGAACTTTAGATTTAAAATTAAAAGGCGGTGCAGTCACTTTACAAATAGGACAGGAAACAGTTGCAAGAATCGTAAACAAAACAAGTACAAACATTACTTTATTAGAATCGAATTACCAAGCGGTAAGAGTTACAGGCGCACAAGGACAAAGACCGAAAGTAGATTTAGCCTTAGCAAATAATGATTTGAATAGTACTACAACTTTAGGACTTGTAACTGAAACAATTTTAAACAATGCTGAGGGTTTTATTACTACAAGCGGACAAGTTCAACAGATAAACACAACTGGAAGTTTACAAGGCGAAACGTGGGCTGATGGCGATGTACTTTATTTGAGTGGAACGGTTGCGGGTAGAATTACTAACATTAAACCAATTGCACCTATACACACCGTTATTATTGGTTTTGTAGAATACGCACACGCTATTAACGGTAAGATTTTTGTAAAAGTAGATAACGGTTATGAATTAGAAGAGCTACACAATGTTAGTGCAATTGCACCAAACAACAACGAGGTTCTAACTTATGACACACCTACTTTATTATGGAAGCCTAAAACAGTTATTTCTGCTTTAGGTTATACACCTATAAAATCAGTTGTAAAAGATACGGTGCAAAGTTCAACAGTTACAGGAGTGACTACTGAAGTGTTAACGGGTACTTATTTAATCCCAGCTAATACTTTTTTAGCAAACGATATGATGAAAATTACTTCATTTTTAGCTGAAAAAACTGGAACAGCTGGTATTTGTACCATACGTGTAAAGGTTGGAACTACTAATGTATTTTCAAGTGCAACATTATTAGCAAGTCACGCTTCGGCAATAGCAAATTTAAACATTATATTGCAAAGGTCGTCAATCACGTTAAGAGGTGGAAATATTAGAACTATTATTCCCACTGGAAACATTTTAACAGATATTGTATTGTCGTCAAGTGTCTTGTCGTCGGTAGCTTTTAATCCTGCAATTGACAACTATATATTTACAAGTTTACAGTTATCGAATGCTAATGATAGTGCTTTTCAATCTAATTTTATAATGACAAATTAATATGAAAACAATAATAAATAAAGAAAATGGAGAGGTTTTATATTGCACATTTTTAGAAGTATTTTTAGCAGAAAATGAAATAGTAATTGACGAACTACCAACAGGCACATTTTATGATTTTGAAACAAAAACATTTTACGATAAAATATGAAATATTTAAATTATTTTTTAGCGTCAATTATGTTATTTTTCGTTCCTATTTATGGGTTATTGATTGCGGTTGGAATGGCTATTGTTTTAGACACATTTACAGGCGTTTTTAAAAGCATAAAATTATCAGGGTGGCGAAGTATCAAAAGTAGAAAATTATCAAACATAGTAAGCAAAATGCTATTGTATGAAATCTGTATATTGTTATTATTCGTTATAGATTTTCATATTTTAAACGAGTTTATAATTCGTAGTTTTGGAATTAAATTTATGTTTACGAAATTATGTGCTATAATTCTGATATTCATTGAATTAATTAGCATTAAAGAAAATGTAGAAGCGAGTTTCAATATTGATATTTGGAGCTTATTAAAAAAGACTTTTAACCGTGCAAAAGAAATTAAAACAGATATAAATGAAATTACTGGATAACAAAGGATATTTAATGATTTGCGAGTTTGAGGGGTTGAGCTTAAAACCTTATTTATGCCCTGCAAAAATACCAACAATTGGTTATGGTAATTGCTATTACAGCAACGGTAAAAAAGTCACGTTATTAGACAAACAAATTACTAAAACTCAAGCTTTTGAAATGTTTAAAACAATAGCTGACAAATTTGGTTTGGCTGTCTCAAAATGTTTGAAAAAAGAAGTAACTCAAAATCAATTTAATGCTTTGGTATCTTTTGCTTATAATGTTGGCGTGGCTAATTTTATGAACAGTACATTATTGAAAAAAGTAAATGTAAACCCAAACGATGAGACTATATTTGATGAGTTTTGCAGATGGAATAAGGTAGGTAAAAAAGAGGTGGCAGGTTTAACCAAAAGAAGAAATTATGAAGCAGTTAGTTATTTTAGTTAGTTTAATTTTAATCGGTTGCGGTAGTCGCAAAGTAGCTATTCAAGAAACAAAAAAGGATAGTTTGTCACAAATAGAAACTAAAATTGTTACAGATGAAAAAAGCAAAGAAAATAAAGCATCTGAAACAAATATAAATACTATTTCAGATGCTGAAGAAACTATTTTCACACCTATTGATAATAACAAAGAAATAATCATAAATGGTAAAAGCTATTTTAACGTTGTTTTAAAGGTTAAAAAAGTTAAAAGCAATACTTTGTATAACAATAAAGAAACTATTGCTAAAACAGCCTTAAAATCAACTAAAACAGATACTAAAGCTAAAACTTTGGTAAAAGAAAAAAGCAAGATTAAAAATATAGATAAAAAAGAAAGTTGGTATTGGCTTTTATGGTTACTTTTGATACCGATTGGATATTACGTTTATAAAAAATATGCTTTCTTTAATATAATTTAAAAAAATAAATATGAATTTTGACTATTACAAATTAGAAGCAATTAAACATTTTGGTACAAATCTAAATAATACACAAATAGCAGAAAAGATAATAGTTGAAAATAGCGAACTTACTTTAGAAACTTTAAGAAAAAAAATAGGTACTTTAAGAAATAAACAAAATCAGTTAAAACCGTACGTTGGTACTAATTTAGATAATATTTTAATAATTGGAGATTTACACGCACCATTTACACTGCCGAAATACTTAGACTTTTGCAAAGAACAACAAAGAAAATATAACTGCGGTAAGGTTATTTTTATAGGTGATATAATAGACAATCACTATTCAAGTTACCACGAATCAGACCCCGATGGAATGAGTGCTGGAGACGAATTAGATAAAGCAATAGAACAAGTACAAGCGTATTACGATGCTTTTCCCGTTGCAACTGTTATAATAGGAAACCACGATAGGTTAGTATATAGAAAAGCGTTTAGCGGTGGCGTTTCAAAGCGTTGGGTAAAAGAATATAAAGACGTATTAAAAGTACCGAATTGGGATTTTGTAGAAAGTGTTGAAGTATTTAACGTAAACATCAATCACGGTGAGGGCGGTACTGCAAGAAGTAAAATGAAAAAAGATTTACAAAGCCAAATACAAGGGCATTTACATTCAGATTTTTACCTTGAGTATATAGTCGGTAAAAACTTTAGAATCTTTGGAATGCAAATCGGTTCGGGGGTGGACCATCACAGTTATGCAATGGCTTATGGTAAAAATTTTAAAAAACCAGCAATAGGCTGTGGCGTACTTTTAAACAAAGGCACACTTCCGATTTTAATTCCTATGATACTATAAAAAGTGATTTGAGTACCTATCTTTTTTAACCTGCAATTAATTTGTGGGTTTTTTTTTATAAAAAAGTATTGTTTATTTAAATATTAGTTATATCTTTGGCTCATCAATTGGACTCAACCTATTGATTTAGGTT